ATCTGTATGGATTGGCGTGCCAAACTGATTGTTGGTGATTTCTTGAATGACAAGTTTCTTGATGGCTTTTTTTAAAGTTTCTCTATTCATATGATATGGTATATACGCTTTAATATATAAATAGTAAACGCCAATAAAAAACCACCGTATTATCGGTGGTTTTGTTTTTATAATATCTTATGCTTCGCAACTCTTACATTCTAATATAGAACGACCAAGTTCTTGTGCAGGATTGGTGCCACGCTGGTAATAAAGGCACTTTACGCCCTGTTCCCAAGCGAATATCATCAGTTCATTGACTTCCTTGGCAGGAGTCTTTGGATGAATCATAAGATTGATGCTTTGACCTTGATCAATATACTTCTGGCGAGCAGCAGCCTGAATGATGACTTCTTTCTGGCTGATTTCACCAAATGTCTGAAACACTTCTTTTTCGTGCTGACTAAGGAAGTCAAGATGCTGAACACTACCACCCTTCAACATAATGCTCTTCCATACATCAGCATTGTTCTTGCTGTGCTTTTCAAGTACTTTTTCAAGATAAGGATTTTTATATGTAAACTTACCCTTTGCCAGATCCTTTGTATAATAATTACTATTAAGCGGCTCAACGCTTGGCGATACTTGACCCAGAATAAATGAACTGCTGGTAGTAGGAGCAATAGCCATTGTGGTCACATTTCTCATACCATAGCCTTTTAATAGCGGCGGTTCACCATACTCTTTAGCCATTTCTCTTGAAGCGGCGTGACTCTTTTCTTTGATCAAGCGATGTATCTGTGTATTGAGCATCTTGGCTTCCATACTTTCAAAAGTAATCATTTTACTTTGTAGATATGAATGCCAGCCAAGCACACCAATACCAAGTGCTCGCTGATTCTTGGCAAAGTTATGAGCAGCCTTGAGGAATGGAATGTTTTCAGTTGCCTGAATATAATCTTCCATTACTGCGTCAAGGAAGTATGTCATTGTTTCTACTGCGTCTGTGCTCTTCCAATCATCATAATGCAATAGATTCATTGACGAAAGATTACATACAAACGTCTCGTCGGGAGAAGAACTCAAGCAGATTTCAGAGCAAAGATTAGATGCGTGAATCTTGATCTTCTTATCCTTATATACTTGAGGAGCCTCTTTATTTACATTATCACTAAAGAAGATATATGGATAACCACTTTCAAAACGCTTCTTGATTACCTTCGCCCAAACAGCACGAGCGTCCTTGTCGCCTTCAATCATCTTCTTCATCCACTTATCACTAACACAAACGCCAATACTCAAGTCTTGAATAGGATGACCTTCTTCACGAATGCCAAGAAACTCAAGAATATCAGGATGATCAATCTGCATATAAGCAGCAAAACTGCCACGACGAACATTAGACTGGGATACAACTCTGGTTACACTGTCAAACATTCCCATGAAATGTACAGGACCAGAACTTGTGCCACCTACACTAATGGGACTTCGGCAGTCTTTTCCAAGATACTATTCATTGTATCTGATACATATGAACCATTGCAGGATATAGAAAGTCCGCGACCATTGCCAAAGTTTGCCCATACAGGCGATGATAAACTATACCATCCTTTGTGCATATAGTTCTCAAACTTTTCGGCAAAACCCTTTTTCTTCAGGATTTTTTCCGCAGCCTTTGATATTTCGTGAATACGTTCTTCAGCAGTTTGGCCCTTGGGAAGATATCCTCTTTCCAAGAACGTAACGCTGTCCTTGTTTAACCAGTAAATGTCCTTGCTCATAAAATTTAGAATAGATCGTCTGCTTGTATAGATTGTGTCTTTTTGGCATACTCGACAGGTCTCTTGTGGAAGAAGTCTGTCATAGTATTACCCATTACATCTTCATCCATCCAAGTAGTCAACTCAATAATCTCTTGTGGTACATCAAAGATCTTTTTATATCCGATCATTTCAAGAGACTCATTTAGACGACGCTGTACATATCCTTTTAAGATATCAGCACTAATCTTTTCGTCCTGATAGTCACCGATCATCCAATCAATCAGTTTTTCTTCTGCCTTATACGACTCTGACGCTTCGTGTAAGATACGTTCTTCCAACTCAGCATCAAATAGTTCAGGCAGTTCTTGGCGGATTGTATTCACAATCTTCACACCTGCCAGTCCGTGCAGTGTTTCTTCTTTGGCTGTATATGCCACCTGTTGAGCAGTATCTTTCAGCAGACCTTTGTATCTGTTGAACCAGTTAATGATATAAAACTGACTAAATAGAGACACGTTCTCTACATACAGCGTGAAAAGAATGAGCGAGTATATATACTGCTTTCTGTTGTCCTTATAATGCTTGTCTAGGTATTTACGCAGATACTTTACACGACCTTGAATAATATCAAGTTTTAGGTTCTCTTCAAACACATCCTGCATCTGTAATACATCCAATAGTTTTTCATATGCATTGTTATGAATAACTTCAATGTTGCCCATAGTGATGCCAAGATCACTGAGTGCTGGATGTGGTAATGTATCACCGAGCTTGGTCCAAAACTTCTTTACAGAAATTTCTATTTGACCAATGGCACTCAAAGCGTTCTTGATAATGATTTGTTCTTGCGGTGTTAGTTCAGTTTTGTATTGCTGTAGATCGCTCGTAAATGTGAACTCGTTTGGAGTCCAATGACCTGCCCACATGGCATCAATATATTCTTGTGCCCACGGGTAGCGGTTCGGCTTACGTGCAATTTGTTCGTCAAAGATCGTCATAAAAATTCCTCCGGTATCTATTATTGTGTGGAGAATAAATACGGTTTATAAAAAATAAATATTATAAAAAAATTTTAGAAAATTTTCTCACAAATTGACGTTTTCGCCATTTTCCTTTTGGCGAGAACTGTTCCATTTATTCTTTAGCATAGTCTTCATAGAAGATTCATCATCCTCCATAGAAGATTGGATCGCCATTGCTTCCTTTGACTTGGCGTCATAGATTTCAATGTCGCCATTTCCAGTATTCATTTTGGCATATAGTGTGATACCATCAGGACCAAATCGGTTCTTGATAACGTGGCAGCGAGCAGTATTATTGGCTTTGTCGGCTGTATTACGAGATACGCTGAATACAAAGTCTGCCGTCATGATCTTACGATAAGAGTCGGCAATGTTATGTGCCTGCACAACGTCTTCTTGTCCACCGCTGCGGTTGGTTTGCGATGCTGTCCATACAGGAATTTGTAGTTCTCCCGCAACTTGACGCAGTTCTTCATAAATGCCGCCAGCCTCGCTATAACTGTTGCTGTTCTTTTCTTTTTCAAGCGGACGCAGAATATCAGCATAGTCCACGATCATTTCATCAATCTTGATGTTTTCCAGAGACTGGATACGTTCAATATGGAACTTTAGAGACTGTGCGCTAACTGTCTTGAGTGGGAAGTATTTAACAAACAGTTGTCCTGCTGACGATGCTTGATTTCTTGGAAATCAATATGTGTAAAGCAGCAGTCATAACGCAGACCAACATAGTTCTCGTTCAGTTCCAGTGTGAAATGAGCAATGTTTTTACCTGTCTTCATAGCCTTGGCACCAAGGCTGCACAGCAGCCAACTCTTACCAATGCCAGCAGGGGCAACAACAATGCCCAGTTCACCAGGTCCGAGACCGCCGTCCATAAGACTATCAATCACTTCCCATCCCGTGGAAATGGTGTTGCGGCACATTTCACTCATACGAGTAGCAAGGTCTTTGTGATAGTTATGACCAAGATTACGTTCCATACCAGCCTTCATAGCCTTATCAACAAGACCCTTGATCTTATCATATTCACCAGTCTTTAGATGATCCACAGACTCAATGATGGCATTTTTCAACTTCTGGTTCTTGCAGAACTCAAGAAACTGCTCACGCACAAACTGTAGATCCTTCTCGTTGATCTTTGTAAAGACACTACGCAAAGAGTCCACAACAGTTTGCTTGAAGTCGGCATTCTCAATCGTGTCAACGCGAACTTTGAATACCTGCATCGTGGGCATATCCTTGTATTCAGCGTGATATGAAATAATCTCCTTCAGCGTCCAACGATGTGACTCGTTCTCAAACGCCTCAATATCAATGATATCAACAACTCTTTCAAAGAAAGATTTGTCGGTAAGAATGCTTGCGATGATCTTGACTTGAAAGTCAATGCCATATTTGTGTAAGTTGTCAATAATTACTGGAGCCATATAAATGATGATGTTAAGACAATACGCTTAAATATGCGTATCGTCAATTTGTTTTAGAAAATATTTCAGGAAGATGTCGCTAACACATGTAGCGGGTAGAAAACTTCCTGTAGCCACACATGATAGTTTGGTATAGTGGAGTGCAT